CCGTTTGTAATTTGTTTATTAATTATTTCTTCTTTACCTTTAACAGTATCCATATAAGGTATTGTACTTTCTTGTTGCATTCTTTTAGTTTTTGCATTTTGTAAATCTGTAAGTAATTTATTTTTCTTTTCCTCACCTGTTCCAAATATCTTACTAAATGCAGACCTAATAAGACCTTGTTTGTAGGGGTCATTTTTTACTTCAGCCATTGCAGCTTCATATTCTTCTTTAGCTGCAGCATTAAATTTTGTAAATGTTTGTGTAGTTACTGCTGCATTACCAGCTTGTGCTTCAATATAATTTTTAGCTTCTGTTCTTTTATCATCTAAAAGTTCCATAGCAGAAGCATAACTTTCAGGAGTTAAATCTGCTTTACTTAGCCTTGAATAAGGATTAGTTCCTAATTCAGCTTGTAATTCTAAATCTTTATTAAATAATTCAGCAGCTTTTGTTTCAATATAATCATTTGGATTTTCTTTATAAGCTAAATAGTCTGCTCTAGCTCCAATTTTTTTATTATATATTTCTTCGTTGTTATCAAATATATCTTGATACTTATCTTTAACTTCATTACTAGAATCAATAATACTTTGCTTTTGTTTGTTTTGTAAAGCTCCAAAAGTTGCCATAACTGTAGAAGCTAGTAAAGCTCTCTTAGCTTCTTTCTTATCTTCTTTTCTTCTACCTGCTAACAACGAACCAGCTAACTGTCCGTATGCTTGACTACTGCCTTTAAAATAATCTTCTATAGCCATTACTCTTCTCCTTTACTTAATAAACTTTTAATCTCTGGACCCTTTTCTTTTACCTGTGCTAATATACTTTCAGGTACTACATTGGTATCAATCTTAGAAGGCTCTATGTTTTTAGTAGCTCCTTTTTTAATATCAGTTAATACATTTCTAAATTCATTTAATTTAGCATCTCCATCTTCTGCATCATCTTCTTCATCAAACTCATCTAAATCGTTACCTTCTATATTATATTGTATATTAGCTTCTTCACCAATAGCCATAATAGTATACATAACTGGTTCAGCTAACAACATCATAGCATCGGGAGATATTTTACCTTCGTTAAACTTAGCATATAAAATAGCAGTACCTAAATCTGCAACTGCTGCACCTTGAGCTAAAGCAGCTACAATATTTTTCATAGCTTCAGGTTGCATTATAGAACCTACAACATCATCTAAAGCTTCTCTAGGGTTTGTAAACTCTGGTGGTTTTTCCCAAGGATAAGTATCTTCAGTATCCTTAGTCAAGCTTTGTCCCGGTATCGGTGCACCCTTACTTGAAAGACTTACAAGCTCATTTAATTTTTCTTGACTAAACTTAGCTTCACCTCTTATTTTAGGACCTCTATCAGGTGCTATTTCATCTATAGTAAAACCTGCATCTAACCCATCTAATACACTAGAAGCAGCAGCTTCACTTAAGCTAGAAGATATAACAGGATTAGGTGCTCTTCTTTTATTCTCAGCCATTACGCTACTCCAAATGTTTGTTGTCTATATAAGTCACTACCATACTGACTACTAGGGTCTACATTACCATACATCATATTTTGATAAATACTATCTGTACTAATTCCTTGTTGAGCTGCATAAACTTTTAAAGGGTCCATATATTCTCCACCTTCAATAGCTGCTCCAGCCATTGAACCTTGTTGTTCAGGGTCTCCAGCTATGTATTGTCCTACAGCTCCTTGAACTAAAGCTGTGCCTACCGCACTTCCTACACCAATTCCAGCAGCAGTAAGTTTAGGATGTCTAGCAAACCAACTTGCTTGAGCAGGGGTAGATGCAACAGTAGTTCCTAAAGCGTTAGGAACAGTAACTGCTAATTGTTGTGCAGCAGTACCAGTAGCTGTACCTACCATTCCAGTAGACGTAGCGTATGAACCTGCTGTCGCCCCCGGAAGAGTACTAGTAGTAGCAGCTAATTGTTGTGCTGCAGTTCCAGTAGCACTAGAAGCAGCAGAAGCTCCGGGAAGAGTACTTGGTAAATTTAAACCTCCTGCGGTACTAGCTTGAGCAGCAGCAGCAGGATTTGAAGCTAAAATAGGATTAGATGTAGTTGCAATACTGCCTAACTGTGCTGATGTTAAAGGGGCAGCATTACTAATAGCAGGTACTCCTAAAGCTAGTGCAGCTTTTCCAAGTCCAGTTCCTAACATAGTAAATGGTGTAGCTAATGCAGAACCTAAAGCAGTAGATGTTAATGAAGCAGCAGTACCAGTCATCCAACCTGCAAAACCTGTACCACCTGCAGCAGCAGCACTACCGAATAAACCTGCTCCCGTAGTAGCACCCATTGCCCCAAGGGCTGCACCTCCCGTCACTATAACGGCAGCAGCAATTGCTAAAGCTTTAAGAATTTTACTAGAAGATACTTTTTTAACTACCTTCTTAACTCCTTTAACTACTTTCTTAACTACTTTTTTTACAGCATTTGTAACTTTTTTAAATGCTTTTTTTAATTTTTTAAATAATCCCATATTAATTCCTTATTAAGTTATGTCTCCTATTATTGCACCTATTAAAGATTCTATGCTTGAAACACTTGAACCATATTTAGTTGGGTCTGAAGCTAGTGCAGTGTTTACAAGTTGTGCAATTCTATTTTTATCGTTCTCACTATTCCTAAAATCATAATCAGCTTGGTCTCTTAGTTCTTGCCATAAGAATGATTGAGCAGTTTGAGACATTGCAAAAGAGTTCTGTGCGTTTTGTGCATTGATTTGATTTTGCATTGCAGTGTTTGCAGTGTTAGTATTTCTTCTCCACTGTGTATTAGATTGTTCTACTACTGCTTGATTCTGTGCGTTCCATTGATTTCTTGCAAAATCTTGGTTAGCGTTAAACTGGTCTACTTGAGTAGCTAACTGAGTATTAAACTTTTCAACGTCAGCAGCTCTACCAGCGTCTCTAGCTGAAGCAGCGTTTGTTTGTGAATCATTAAACTGTGCCATTGCATTTGTTTGAGCTACATTAGATTGTTCTATTTGTGCAGATAAACTAGCCATAAATTGATTAGTTTGATTATCACTAGTAGCATTAAATTGTTTAGCAGCATTAGTAGCAGCTTGGTCAGATAATAGTCTTTGTTGTTCTTGTTGACTTCTCATCATGTTAGACTGTTGCTCGTTATTAAGATTAGCCATATCCATAGCTAAAAAGTTTTGAGCATTAGTAACTGCTAGTCTTTCTCTTGTATTTAAATTAGCAATATCCATAGAAGCCATAGCTGTAGCATTTTGCATAATAGATTGCTGTTCTGCATTCATATCTGTAAGAGCTACTGTTTGCATAAATTTACTGTTAGCTAACTCTGTTTGTTGAGCAGCACTAAATTTAGTTAAGTCCATATTAGCTTTAGTAGTAGCATTTTGTATAGCTGATTGCTGGTCTACGTTAAGTTGAGCTATACCCATTTGTTGTGCTAGTTGAGCTTGAAGCTGATTAGTTTGCATAGTCTTATTAAGATTTGCAAGTTCTGTCTTTTCAGCGTTACTCATTCTTTCGCTTTCTGCTAAGTTACGAGAAGATAGATTAGCTAACCTCATCTGTTGGTCGTTACTAAGATTTGCAAGTTCCATTTGTTGCTTAAACCCAGCATTCTTAGATAAGAAATCTGCAGCAACTTGCATCTCTACTATCTTTTCTTGATTCTCTGCAGTTTGATTAGCACCTTGAACATTAGCATCTATCTGTAATTCTGCCATGTTAAGTTGTTGTTCATTACCAAGATTAGACATATTAGCCTGTTGTTGATTTTGAGCATTAATAACAGCAGCTTGTTGCTGGTTGTTTAAGTTCTGTGTTCTTGTTTGTTGTTGCATTTGTGCAGAAGTCATTACAGCATCTTGTGTAAATTGACTTTGCATTGTCTTCATCTGTTGAGACATTTGTGCAGTTTGACTTGCAGCACCTTGACGGTTTGCTAAGTTTTGTAATCTTAATTGTTGTTCTTGCGTAGACTGTTGTAAGTTTGCTTGTTGCTCATTACTTAAGTTTTGAGCTGCTCTAGTTTGTAAAGCTTGTGCATTACTTTGAGCCATTGGCATAGCTGATTGTATAATAGAGTTAAATAAAGCATCTCTACCTACAGTAGAAACACTAAGACCTCTTCTAGCCATACCAGCATTAACTGCATCAACAGCAGGTTTAGCCCATGCAGGTATTGTTCCGTCTTCCATACCACCTAGTAAGCTTTCCATCTGTGAAGATACTAAAGCTTCTGCAGGTAGTGCAGCAATAGCAGCATTAACTTCTACAGGATTATCATCTACTTGAGCAATCATAACTGCTGGGTCTTCTACAATAGAAGCAGCAATATCAGGTGGTAAATTACCGACCTGTGCTATCATGTCTGCAGCTTCGCCCTGAGCTGCTTTACCTTTAACTGCTCTTTGTTTAGCTGCTGTATAACCAACAGTATCATTAATTGATGCAGCAATACTATCAGGAGCTGGTTCACCTAGTATAGTTTCACGTTCTTGTCTTTCAGCATCAGGAGTTGAATTAACTGTAGTGTCTTCTCCTTCAACTTCATCAACTAAATATGTTCCTGTTAATATGTCTTCTACATTTTTAGCTTTAGCAGCTTCTGCTTTTACTGTGTCAACACTAGCAGATTTTACATCTCCTGTTATTTGACCTTGTATATCTCCAATAGGTCCTCTAGTAACAGTACCTTGTGCAGCATCAACAGCTACATCTTTATCACCAACTGTAGCAATGTCTTGCATTGTGTTAGCTTTTAAATCTTGACCAATAGTTTCATCAGCTTGTGCAGCAGTTGAAGTTGCTACTGCTTCTTTAGGCTGGTCTGAAGCTTGAAAAGTTTGTGCATCAGTAGGCTCTGCCATAGTGGTAGTTTTCTGTGCAATAGTTGAATCAATCTTTTCTGCATCAGGTATCTTAGCAGCATCAGGAACTTTACCTTTCATTCCTTCTTCTACTCTTGTCCTAGTAGCTTGTTTTTGTTCTGTGGTTTCTCCAGCAGCTTGAGCTTCTGCAGCTTCTTTTGCAGCTTTTTCTGCAGCTAATCTAGCAGCTTCTTCAGCAGCAGCTTTTTCTGCAGCTTTTCTAGCTTCTTCAGCTTTTCTTAAGTCTTCGTCTGTAGGAGGTACATATATGTTATCGTCTCTACGACCTCTATCGTTTCTATCACCATCATAGAAATTCTCACCATATTCATCAAATCCTGAATTTACTCCTCCAACATCAAAACTAACACGACCACCCTTACGATAATCTTGTCTATCACTCATAGCTCTAGCTCTATTACCAGAATATTTTTTAGTTCTTTTTGCTTTTTGTTTTTTAGCCATAATTATTTTCCATTCAAGATTGTATTTTACTTGACTTCAAAGAGTTTGTCAAGCTTTTCGTCAAGTTTTTCTAGCCTGTCCATTAGTCTAGACATGTCATCTTTAAGTTCTTGTTTTGTTACGTAGTCTCGTGCTATTTCTTCTCTGGTTTTGTTTAACAATATATCTAACCTTTTAGCTTCAGCAGTATTTTGTTTTATGTTATAGAGGATAGGTCCTAATACTAAAGTTATAAAGACGTTCCAAATTATGTAAGTTGATATTTCCATTATACTTTATAGGTAAGAGATACACTCATTCTTATATCGTCACCTATAGTAGTTTGTGTAGCTGCTGTATAACCTGCATCTCCATCAAATACACCAATATCAAGACGTTGTGCATTAGTACCACTTGCATTTATAAGACCGTATAATGGAAGAACCGGTCCATTGTGATGACTAATAAAAGCTGTTGGATATTCTCCTGTAGCTAAAGAAGCTGCAAAAGGTAAAGCAATTTGTGCAATTCCTGTTGATGTTCCTTTATCATCTAATTTAATTCTTATTTGACAATGGACTGTGTTTCCAATTTTAGTGTATTTTCCAATTTGAGTAACATAACTTATACCTGCAGCATTTCCACCAAAAGTTAAACTTGCAGTAAAAGTACCTTCTTCGTAATCGTCTAAAGCATTAGCTGCTGCTGTGTCTCCATTAAATGTAAGACCATTTGCTGTAAGTCGCATTTCTTCAGTACTAGCTACAGAAAAAGCCATATCTCCTGTATTATTTACTCTTTCAATCCATGCTTGGTTACCACCTTGATACTGAAACATAAATCTAGTTGTATCACTTGAAGAACTTGCATTTAATGCAATATCTTGTGAACCTGCTACATTGGTAAGTCCTTTATTAAAAATAGCCTTCCCTGCATCTGACATATCAAGGGTGAGGGCTGTGACAGTAGAGCCATTATCATTTCCTTTGAACTGTATATCTACATCTTGTACAGCAGAATAAATTTGAAAATTTGTACTGTTATTTGTAAATCTTCCTATTTCTGTTCCTGCATCTCTAAAAGAAATATCTCCACCATCAGCATCAAGAATAATATCTCCTGCCACATCTAGTGTTAAATCACCACTTGATAAATCTATCTGTGTGCCATCAATAGTAATATTATCTACAACTACACCTGCGTTAGCTGTAAGTACACCTGTAGAAGTTAAAGTTCCGGGAGCAGTTAAATTACCAGATAGCTTCGCAGATGTAATAGTTCCATCAACAGGAACATTAATATCAGTTTGAGTAAATGTCATAACCTCAACAGCCACACCAGTTGGAGGAGCTGTAGAGAATGTTAGAGTTGTACCTGAGATACTGTATGTTGATTTGTTCTGATATACACCATCAAAGAATACTTGTGTGTTGTTTTCATTTACAGGAGCTATACTTAAAGTTAAAGTAGTATCACTACCGTCTCCTGTCATTGTGTCTATGTTTAGATTAGAACCTGATACACCTGCAGCTACTGAATATACTACTAGCTTTCTTCCGTTAGCAGGAGCAGCACTCATGGTTAAAGTAGTTGTACCACTTGATGTAGCTATAGAGTATGCACCTTGTTCTTGGAATACACCGTCTACAAAGACTATTAAATTATTTTCTGATTCTGTTGTTTGACTTAAAGCAAATGCAGTTGTAGAACCATTGGCTGTAAATACATCGTGTGTAAATGTATTAGTACCACCACCACCGATAGCACCCCATGCATCTGTATAACCTTCAAATTGTGATAGTGAAGTGTTATATCTAAAGTAACCTGCAGCACCTGTTGGTCTTTGACCTGTTGTACCTACTGGTACATGTACAGCATCTGTGTTAGCACCTAAGTCAAGTGATACATCTGGTGAAGCTTGATTAACACCTACTCTGTTAGAACTTGCAACAACTGCTAATGTATTTGTATCTACTGTTAAATCACCTGCAACTGTAGCTGATGTAGCTGCTACTTGTCCACTTGAACCATATACAACAGCTTTACTATTAACTACAGAACCTGCTGTAGAACCATCTACTAAGTTAAGTTCAGCAGTAGTACTTGTAACACCATCAAGAATATTAAGTTCTTCAGGTGTAGAAGTAATCTGTGTAGTTGATACTGCTGCTAATACTGGTAATGTACCAGAGACATTAGGTAGAGATATTGTTCTATCTCCTGTAGCATCAATCGTTGTAAGAGTTGTTTCGTGTGCATCTGCTGTAGAACCTTCAAAGATTACAGCGTTGTTAGCATTCATAGTTACAGAGTCTACAATAGTTTGTGTACCTGAAACACTAATGTTTGCAACTGTTAAAGTATTTGTACTTGGGTTATATGATAAAGCTGAGTCTGTTTCAATTCCTTGAGAACCTGTAGCACCATCTACAAAAGTTAAATAGACTGATTCGTTTGTAGAGTCGTTGGCTGATACTGTAACTTGAGTAGCTAAAGCTGCTGTACCTGTAGTATCTTGGTTTAATGTACCAACTGTAAAGTCTAGAGTACCATCACCATCTTGATAAGCTACTGTAATACCTGATTCAGTATTACTTGATACCATAGCACCTACTGTATCTTGTACAACTTCTGTTAAGTCTATATTAGCTGTACCATCAAAAGATACACCATGTATAGTTCTAGCTGTTGCTAAAGCTGTGGCTGTAGCTGCTAGACCTGTTGTGTCTTGGTTAAGTGTACCGATTACAAAGTCTAATGTGTTATCACTATCATCATAAGTAACTGTTATATTTGTCTCTGTATTAGAGCTAACCATAGCTCCAACAGTATCACTAATTGTTTCTGCTAATGTAACACCACCGATTGTAATTGCATCGGCTTCTAATGTTCCATCTATATCTGCATCACCACTAATATCTAATGTGGCTGCATCTAACTCACCACTAATGGTTATGTTTCTACCACCAGTAATGTCTTTGTTTGAATCTGTTATAATAGCTTTACTTGCTATTACTGTTCCGTTTGTTATACCATCTATAAGGTTTATATCTGTAGCACTTGCTGTAACACCATCTAGGATGTTTAGTTCTGCTGCAGTACTAGTAACTCCATCTAGAATATTTAACTCTGCTGCTGTGCTTGTGACACCATCGAGTATATTAAGTTCTGCTGCTGTGGATGTTACTCCATCTAATATGTTTAGTTCGGCTGCAGTACTTGTAACTGTTGTACCATTTATAGAAAGTGCATCTGTTTCAAGTGTACCATCTACATCTACATCACCACTTACATCTAAAGAACCTGCATCAAGTTCTCCGGTAAGTGTAATGTTTCTAGCACCTGTAAAGTCTTTGTTGCTATCTACTACTATAGCTTTAGAAGCTGCAACAGTTCCTGCTGTAACTCCATCTATAGTTTCTAATTCTGCTTCGTTAATGTCAGCATTACCAATTACAAAACTTGTACCTGTAATAGCTGTACCTGTAATAGCTGCAGCACTTGAGCCACCTATAATAGTACCATCAATAGTACCACCATTTATATCTGTTGTAGTTAGTACAGAACTTGCAAGTGTTACAACACCTGTAGAGTCTGCTATAGACCCTGCAGCAGTTCCGTCTTTAGCTTTTAAGTTTGTAGCTTCAAGATTAGTTGTATCTACTGTAGTAGCATTAACACTTGTAATATTACCAGTTGTTGAAGTTAATGTAGTAACAGTAGTAGCAGCAATAGTACCACCTTCTACTTTGTCACCAGAGATTTGATTATCTGCAAGTGTAAAAGTACCTGATGAAACGTCTAAAGTTTTACCAGAACCAACTGTAATGTCAGAGGTTGCAATAGTTGCACTATCAATAGTACCACCGTTAATGTCTGCTGTATCAGCTACAAGGCTGTCTATGTTTGCAGTACCATCTATGTATAAGTTTCTCCACTCTTGTGAAGAACTACCTAAGTCATATGTATCATCGTCGTCAGGTATAATGTTTGAATCTACGTCAGCTCCAAAGACTACATTGTCAGTAGCTGCATCACCCATTGTGATTGTTCCACCATTGAATGTAGTTGTGCCTGTAACTGTTAAGTTACCACCGACTGCAACATTACCTGTGGTTGTAATAGCATCAATGTAACCATGTGACCAGTAATTAGAACTGTCACCTAATGTATGTGTACTATCAGCACTTGGAATAATGTCAGAAGCTACGTCTGCTGTTATAGTGACTGTATCACTTGCAGCGTTGCCAAGTGTTGTGTTTCCGTTTACTGTTAAGTTTGCTGTTAGAGTTGTATTGCCTGTGACACCTAATGTACCACCTACTGTAGCGTTTCCTATAATTTCTGCGTTAGCATCAACGTCTAATGTATCTATATGGGCTGTGCCATCTAAATATAAATCTTTAAATTCTAATGAGCTAGTACCTAAGTCTACATCGTTATCAGTAACAGGTATAATAGCTCCATCGGCTATGTATAATTGTTGTACTGGATTACTACTTACTTGTACATAAAACTCAATATAGTTATTTGTTGTATCTATTAATACTTTGTTGTTCGGAGAAGTTTCTCCTGCATCACCGATGATACCAATAACAGGACCAGAGGCTGCTGTGCCATCATGTGCGTGACCTGTAGAGTTGTGAAAAGCGTTTACTAGCTGATTATACTCATCGTTAAAAAGTGCAGCAGTAACGGTATCACCGTCTACAAATGAACTCTGTCTTACATATCCTGCCATTTTGTTATTCTCCGTTTAAAATTTGTTTTTATACTTCTGCATCACGTTCTGCTCTGGTCTTATAGTCTGACCTAGCTGTTACAAGCGTTACAAAGTCTGCTTGATTGCTAGGTATTGCATCTGTAAAGCTATCATCATTCATAAGTTTCGTAGTCCACTCTTGTTGCATACGTTTCCAACAATTATTTTTTTTACCTGTCACAGCATCTTGTACCCATTGATTAATGTCTGTTAAGTCATTAAGCATTGTTGCTTGTTCTGTGTCGTCTACTGTTACTGTTATTGTTAATGTTGCCATTTTTTTTCTCCTTTAAGATTGATTATTTCGTCTATTGTTTATGCTACTAAGTATCCTGAAAAGGTGCTCCAAACACTACTTTGTATGTCAGTTTGTGCTGTTCCAGCCGATTGAAAAAGTATAACTGATGCAGTATCATTTGCATCCATGTCTGCTAAAACTGACAACTGAATTGTATAATAAGCAGCATCTTGTCCAAAATCAGGGTCAAATATGCTGTAGTAGGTTCTATTACTAGTTGTAAGATTTATATGATAGTAAGCTGAGGCTGCATCTACATTATTTAAACGTAAATTAACATTTAACTGATACTTACCTGTTACTGGTGCAGTAAAAGCGTTACTAGCAAAGTTAGAACTTTGGTCAAATATTTCAGTACCAAAAGCTATAGTAACATTTGTAGATGCTGCTATATTGCTTTGAGAGGATGAAGGGGTAACTAAAAATGCAGGTTGATAAGGGTTAGTTACACGCCCTAAATTATCAAGACGCAAGGTTTCATTCCAAGCACTTCCATTATAAGTTTGAAAGCCAAGATTTCCTGAAGCTGTTCTTGTTCCTATAATAGCAGTATTTTCGTTGGTCATAGAACCAAACCAAACACCTGAAGCATTACCAGATACGTTTTCTGCAAAGGAAGCTAAACTGACTGTGTTTGCTGCTCCTTGCCCTGTGTGACCCCCATCAAGAATATTAAGAGCTTCTCCTGCATCATTTGAAGTACCAACAGTTAAAGACGTACTTTGTGTATTTCCTGTAATAGTCACACCACCACTTGCTGTTGCTAGTTTTAAAGCAGAATCATAATAAAGTTCAACAGCTCCATCAGGTATCATCCTTGCCATGTATTCTGTAGAGCCTTTATCAAATTCTATATGTGCTCCATTAGTACGAACAACTAAATTACCACCACCAGTCTCTTCAATAATAGAGTGATTCCCTGTTGCTGTATGGTAAATCTCTAAATCTGAACCAGCACCAAAGATAGCTTTTTTATCATCTGCAAATTTTAATTCTCCTGCAAGTGTTACATCTTCACTAGAGTCAATAGTTATGGCAGTAGCGTTGCCACCATCAACAATACTAGGCGTACTAGATAATTCTATAGGGGTTTTCGTTAATGCCATAATCTATTTCTCCGTTTTAATTTATACGCTTGAAGCTTCGTTAGCAGCTTTCTTAGCGTTCTTAACTGTAGTAGTCCATACTGCTGTACAAATGCCTTGCACTTCTGTAGACTCACCTGATACGTCTGTATCTGTATGTGTCCAAGAGTCATCATCATTTTTTACAGATGATACGCATTCAAGTACTTTCCTATGGAAAGACCTTGTAAGCTCTACATCATCTTCTTTGATAACAGTTGCTTCACGAATTTGAATTGATTTGTAGTCTCCTACAACTTCAATCTTATCTTCTACTATTTCTTTTGTTATTGCCATTCTATTTTCTCCGGTCTGTATCTAGAATCCACTAGATATAAGGTTTATAAATGTGAGTACTTTCGTACTCGGTTTACACTTTCGTGTTCGTTAAAATCTGTTTTGTTATTTTTATTATGCTGCTGTATAAGTAATATCAATAATAATTGTACCACCCTGAGGAAAAGTAACTGTTCCCCAAGCTCCATTATTTCCTCCAGAAACTACTGTTCCATAAGAACCACCTGCTTCAAGTTTTAATAGAGTATAGTCGCCAGTATACGCACTACTACCATCAAAAACTGCTGCTATTCCTACTGCTCTACTTTGTCCTGCACTTACATTTGCAGCATTAAAAGGTAAAGGTATTCTTAAAGGTCCACCTTGAGAACCACTTAGAGTTCCATTATAAATATTACCATGAACATGAACCTGATTACCAATTTTAGTATAGGAAGCATATCTATTACCAGATTGGTTCTGGGTCCATGTAGCAGTTCCATCTGTAAGAGTGAGCCAATCTACTGAACCCTCTTCGTAATCGTCAAGTGCGTTTGCTGCTGCAGAATCTGTACCAAATTTAACACCATCGGCATCTACTCTTAATCTTTGAGTAGAAGCACTATAAAAGTTTAAGAAATCACTAGCATGATTATAACCAACAACACCATAAGCAGTTCCAGAACCACCATCACTAAACAAAAGACCATTAGCTGTTGAATCAGCAGCACCTTTTATTTCTACATAATTAAAATTTCCTAACTCAACTAATAATTTTGGGTTTCCTCTAGTTACTGAGCCATCTCCACCTATAGAAACTCTATCAGCAGTACTGTCAACATACAAACCATGAGCATTAGCATTTGTCTCAACTCTAAAGTCTAGGTCTAAAGAATCTTCATTAACTATAGTAGCTACTTCATTCATTAACAAACGAGATTGTAGAGTACCATTTAGCATAGTTTCAAAATCAAAGTAACCATCTTCAGTACCATCTGAAGCATCTTTAATTCTTGTTTCTATATTTGAGTAAACAACATCTTGAGAATTATCGTTTCTTCCAGTAAATCTTATTTCTCCAAGATGGTCATTATCTGCTGGACTACTAGAGTTTCTATAAAAATTTACATTAGGACCTGTCGTTGCATCTGCATCTGTTGATACTATCGTTAAATTGTCAGAGTTGTCTGCTACCGATATAGTTATACCAGAATCTAAATCTAGTAATCCCGGTGAAACTTTTGTTATTGCCATTTGTTATCTCCTGCCTGAAGGTATATAGTCTACGTATAAACCGTTAATTGTGTAAGGGGCTTTGGTGTCCTCACTAATAAATGTAAAATTGTTACTGTGTCCACTACCTAATAGTGGTACTCTTATAAGTGGGTTCTCACCACCACCAAAGGTGTTTAAGTTAAATACAGCATCACCAAATTTAGATGGTGGATTAATAATTCCTAAATCAAATAATGTAGGAGGTTGGGCTGTATTCGTATCACCATAATTAAATCTAACTTGTACATCAGGCTCTACTTGTCCTTCTGTACCACAAGATACTTTTAGGTAATGTAAAGTTTTTAAAGTTCCTAAGTCACCATAATCATAATCAGGTGTTTCGTATCTTGCTAAAACTTTTGTACCATCAAAAGTAAATCCTGAGTCATGTGTGTGTACATAGCCATCTGTATCTCCATGATAATATCTTTCTATTGTATTGTTATCAAATCCTGAGTTACAAGCTGTTGACTCTATTCCTCTTGTTTCTGACCATTGGAATCCGTCTGGTCTTAATGTTCCTATAATTCCACGCTGTACATTATTAGAGAAACTTGTATTTGTATAGAATAATCTGTACTGAGATTTTTCTCTAATAACCATGCTACTTATAATAAACGTGTCAATCTGTGTAGCTATGTCTGTTACTAAAGGTTGTATAGCTTTACTAACAGTTCCTAATTCAACGTCACCAATTCTTGCAGTACCAGCAACTGTTCTTAGTCCATCTGGTGCTAAGAATATTAAGTCACCACCAATCTCTTGAATACTATAGCCACTTAAACAACCTACGTTTTCGGCTACAGGTACTACAGCTATGGTTGAGCTGTTATTAATATTAACAAGTTTGTGAATACTGTTTTTACAAAATATAAATAACTCATCACGGAAACTTTTAATACCTACGATTTGGTCTGATATAGTTACTGCACCTGACCCACTACCACTAAAGTTATCAGGGTCGTTGTACACACTATAGTAGACACTATCTAAGTTATCTTCTACTCCTGCAGCTATTAAATGATGGTCATGTACTGTTAAAAACTTAACACCTTTTGTACCTGTGACAGTAACTTCTGAACTAAAAAATGTTCTTGATGTTAAAATTCCAGTACCTTCCATTCTAAAACTGTAAGGCTTATTAGCTCCATCTGAGATAATAACTTCACCGTAGTCGTAAGTAGCTCCTTCAAAGATTACAAAACTTGCTTGTCCTTGTCCTGTTCTAGTAAGAGTACTTCTACCTGTAAAGGTATTATAGTTATCTCCACTACCAGATACAGAAGCTCTTCCTATATCTATCCAAGTAGCTCCATCAACACTAAAATAAATAGCTGTACCTGCACAACATATAACACCATCTGCGTATGGGAAAACTCCTAGAATAGTTGTAGAAGCTCCTGTTGGTTGTGTAGGGGTTACATCTCCTACTTTGTATTTAGTGTAACCATTAATTCTTCTATATCCACCTTCTATAGAGACTTCAAAGTTTTTTAAATCTCTAGCTGAGCCGGGAGTCTTAAGTAAATCTATTGAGTTGGAAGACTTAATTAAACCACCAGCACATGCAACAGTATATGGTTGCGAACCTGCCATCTAGAAATATCTCCTATCGTCTGTCATATACTTAGGTGTTGGATTCATAAGATTAGATTTCATCTGTCTTAATTCTTTTTTATAGTCATCTAAAGCAAAAGCTGCTTGTTGAGGACTTTCTTTAAATTGCCATACATAATATCTCATTCTAGCTGTTATTACGTTGACATATTGTTCTGGAAATATTACTGTATCTCCATGTGCACTTAGCTTTGTTGGTTTATCAAAAGCATAAAAGTGTACGTTATAAACTTTGTCAGGAATTGGACTCAATCCAAACTTCCTACTATCTGGAGATTTAATTATAAATTTTGGTTCTCCATGATTTTGTGTGTCTGCATCATCTGCATTTTCAGCATCTCTATAATATCTTTTCCAATCGGCTAAAGTCATAAACGTTAGTCCTTTAGAAACATAAGGTGCTGATTCTCCACTTACATTGATTGTAGTAACATAAAAATCATCCCAATCAATAGAAGCGTAGTCGTTAGCAACGTTAGAACTACTAGCTTTTAATTCGTACCATCTTGTACCTGCTGTTGTAGCTACTGTAACATTACCATAAAAAGGGTCAGTTTCTCCACTTTCGCCTACTGCAAAAAACGGTAACTGAGGTTCGGCATTAGCAATATCAAATATAGCTTTGTTTACTGAATCTTTAACAAACTGTTGTAAGCCTACAGCGTTTGCAAAGTTTGCAGATGTAAGAGGAATCTCATTGAGTTCTCTTAATACTTCATTAGTTATATCTAGATATGTTGTTGCCATTATTTTTTGCCTTTAGCTTTTTTCTTTGCTGTCTTGCTTAAATCTTTAAAATGATAAAGTCTTACACTTGTTTTAGTATGAGATTTGTTTGTATGTAATTGTCCGTTAGGCATCTTATGAGAACTGCCTTTATGTTCAGTCCCGTCTTTTTTATAATGTTTTACGCCTTTCATATTAACAGGGTTTAGCTTTAGGCATTCCACCTTCTTTGTACATCATTCTACCCATGTTTGCTTTTTTTCTTTGAGCTGATTCGTTACCTTTGTTTGAACCACCATCTTTATACATTGTTCTTTTTTTATTTTTCATTTTATTTCCTTAAAAGGTGGAGAGGTCCGTTAAGACCCCTCCGGGTTGGTATTAATCAATACCGTAGAATGCACTTACTAGAGCTTCATCTCTAAGTACTTTCGCACCATAGACATGTAAGCCTCTAACTATGTCACCAAACGATGTTGGGTCTCTTAACACTTCTGTTGAGAGGATAGTATTAGCAGTTGCAGTAGATGACATATGACCAGCCATACATTTACCAGCAGCATTAGTTGTTGCAGCAATGTTGTTTGACTTGTACATATCAAATCCACGTAGTTTTCCACTTGAAACTAAGC